AAATCCTCGACGAGTTCACCGAGCTGGAGAACGTCGACGGGGTCACGTTTCGCTCGACGCACCACGCCAAGAGCCTCGGTGGTCGCGGGCCGTTCCGCTTCTTCGAGGGCACCTGGGGCGCTCTCAAAGATCTCATCAACGCAGAGATCGTCAACGGCTGCGACATCCGGTTGTGGCGCGGGACGCGCCAGCTTCTGATTCGCCCGTTCGTGAAGATCGGAACTCAGGACCGCTACGTAGCCAACATCCTGAACCAGTTCCCAGGGCTCATCAACGCGATCGACTATGAGCGGCACGGGCTCAAGTATTCCGCCTCGTTCACCGACACGAACGGCGTTGTTCGTGGTATCGGATTCGACTTCATCGCGTCGGGCGGCGTCGTTGTGACGCCGACTTCGGTCACCTACCGGTGGCTCGATGCCACGGGGACCATTCAGTCGTGGGCAGTCCCCGCAGCGATCGTAAGCGTCAGCGGGTTCAATCTCTTCATGATCATCGGGACGCCTCTTTTCAAGCCCCAAGATCCAGAATGGCGGCCCTACCGTCAGGGCGCCAAGATCAGAATCGACCTCGCACCAACGCCCGGCAAGCACATCGAGATCGATCCGGTCGCCTCGTTCACGACGGTCAACACTGTCAACGGAACGATCTTGTGGGCGTTCCCGTCCGAGGCGACGGCGACAGCCTGGAATAGCGGCACCAACTACATCGGGACCACGGGTGGCGTGCCGTTCAACCGCTTCAACATGTACGACCGGTTCGATATCACCTCGCTTGACGCGAGCGCGATCCTCACGGCTGTGAAGTACATCGTGCGGGCGGAGACTGTGCCGTATTACGAGAGCGGCGGGCCCGACAACGCGGTTTGGCGCATCTGGATGGGCTGGAACATCCTGGCCGACCCTCTGGTCGTTGGCTCATTCCACGACGTGAAGAATCAGTCGGGACGACAGGAATACGACTTCGACGACCCGCAGATCCAAAGCACGGGTTCGAAGGCTTACATCACGGTCGAGATCCCGCTCCCGATCGCGCTGGCCTGGATTCGGCAAGGTGGCGGCACCGAGATCCATGATGTGGAGGTCGAGGACCGTAGCGCCTATTCCGGCTTGAACTGGCGTTTTTGGCAAATCCAGGAGTCGCCCACCGAGCCCGTTCTTGAGATCACGTACACGGCGCCTTCCGCGAGCGCGACCGGAGGAGGGCTCATCGGTTCCGTGCTTGCCTCTGTCGTCCGCCTCGCTTCAGCAACCCTACTCGGCCGGGGGTTGGCTGGCGCACTGACGGCGTCCGTGGTTCTTGTCGGCACGCTCACCGCGACCGGGCGCGGCCTCGCTGGTTCCATCGCGGCCGTGGTCAGCGTCGTCGCATCGGCAGTTGCGACAGGTCGTGGGCTCGCTGGCTCCATCGTCGGCATCAGCCTTTCGCTGGGATCGGCTACCGCGACCGGGCGTGGACTGGCGCTTGCGGCGGCCGCTGTCATCGCGCTGGGCGCCGCGAGCGCGACGGGGCGCGGGCTGTCAGGGGCCACGGGCAACGTCGTTCTTCAAGCCTCGGCAACGGCGACGGGGGTCGGGCAAGCGCAGGCCACCGCCGAGGAGCCCGAGACGATCTGCGAGATGCTCGGGGAAAGCGCCCAGGCGGTCGCCTTCACGGGGGTTTCAGCGGTCGCCATCGCGTTGACCGGCATCTCGGCGCAGACAGCCGCGTTGACGGGCGTGAGTGCGCAGACGGTGGCCTTCGTCGGCGAGAGCGCCCAGGTGATTGCATTCACGGGGCAACGGTCTTGTGGCGATAACTAACGACCAGATCGAGTTTTACGCTGGAGATCGGCGCGTTCTGGGCTGGACCTTGACGCTGGCCGCTGGCGGGGCTCTCAACTTGACCGGAAAGACGGTCCGTTGGGCTCTCGTCAAGGGCACGGCCGAGAACTACAAGACCCTGACCACGCAAATCCTGATCGGCCGCAACGCGACGGTGACGGTGCCGGCTACAGGGGGACTCTGCACGATCACGCTGGCCAGTGCGGACACCGCATCTCTCGCCGCGGGCTCCTACTACTGGGAACTCGAGCTGGTCGATGGGCCAGAGACCGAGGTCCTTGCGGTCGGAACAATTTCGCTCCTCAGGAATGTGGAGAACTGAGGCATGGCCTTCGTCCCGGAAGATGGCAACGGGTTCGCCGGCCACGCCGGCTCCGCCGCTTCGGTGGCCTCGGGCGGTGGGGGCTACATCGTGGGGGACACGATCACGCTTGCCGGCGGCACGGTCCACACCGTCGCCACCGTGCTTCGCGTCTCGGCCATCGCCGCTGGGGCCGTCACCGCCGTCACGATCCAGACCGCCGGGGTCTACTCCGTGGCGCCGACGAACCCCGTGGCCCAGGCGTCCTCGAGCGGCGCCGGGACCTTGGCCACCTTCACGATGACCTTCGAGGCCGTCGTCGCAAACGCCTACGTCACGGCGGCTTACTTCACGGCCCACCACACGGACCGGAACGTCCAGCAGGTCGTTGACGGCGACTACTCCCAGGCCGAAGTCGAGGCCGCCATTGTTCGGGCCTCGGACTACATCGACAAGCGGTTCGGCCGCCGGTTCCGGGGCTTCAAGGCGAAGAAGACCCAGGGCCTCGAATGGCCGCGGTTCGATGCTCAAAGCGACGAGGACTACCCGCTCGATGGGATCCCGGACCCGCTCGCGAAGGCCACGGCCGAGTATGCGCTCATCTCGCTTCTCCTGGCCCGGGAGCTGGCGCCGGTCCCGAACCCGGGATTCTCCGTTCTCAACCCGGCGACGGGGACCGTCACCGACGGCGGCGGGGCGCTCGAGAGCATCCGGAAGAAGGTCGGCCCCATCGAGACCGAGAAGACCTACGCCTCGGGCGGGAGCAGCGGCCGGCCGATGACCTCGACCGGGAACGCGACGCAGAACATCCCGGAGTACCCCCAGGCCGATCTCTGGATCGAGGAGCTGACGGAGAGCACGATGTCGAGGGAGCTGCATCGTGGCTGATTACGCGGACTTCCGCGCCACGGCCAAGGAGCTTATCGACGACTTCGGCCGCGATATTACGGTCACCCGCCAGGCGGCGGTTGCTGCCGATCCGACGAAGCCTTGGCGATCGAGTACGGTCCCGGCGCTGGCGTCGGTCACTGGCAAGGGCGTCTTCGTCTCGCCGTCGGACCTCGGGAAGCGGGTGGAGCTGCGCGATGGCGTCAAGCGGCCCGACATGGTCGTCCTCTTTGCCGCGGCCAACGATGGCGGCCAGAACCTTGAGACCTTCGACACGCTCACCGACGAGCTGACGGTCTGGCAGATCCTGCGGGCCGAGCTCCTGGCGCCCGGCGACACGCGGCTCCTCTACCAGTTCGAGGTGGCGCAATGACGGCGACGGTGGCCCAGGGGAGGGACGAGATCCTGACGGCGTTCCGCATCGCATGGCTCGCTGGGCCGCCGAGCAACACGCTGCCGGTCCTCTACCCCGGGACGAAGCTCGATCCTCCATCCTCGGGCTCCTGGGCGCGGGTGACGGTACGGCATGAGGATGGCTTCCAGGCGACGCTCTCGGATCACGGCGGCCGGCGGCGGTTCCGCCGGGTGGGCACGGTCACGGTTCAGCTCTTCACCCCAGATGGAGACGGACAGACGCTCTCAGACACGCTGGTCGCGATCGTGAAGGGCGCCTTCGAGGGCAAGTCCACACCGCGCTCGGTCATCTTCCGTGATGTGCGCGTCCAGGAGATCGGAATTGACGGGATCTGGTTCAACTGCAACGTACAGGCGGACTTCGAGTATGATGAGGTCCTGTAAAGGGGGCTGAGGGAAATGGCAAACGTCACCAAGATCGACTCGAACGTCACCGGCCTGCGTTACGCCGAGGAGCAGAGCTACGGCGTCCTCCCGGCCACGCCGATCTGGGTCCCGCTCGAGCCCAACAGCTACTCGGACTTCGGCGGGAACATCACGACCATCGCTCGGAACCCGATCAATCCCTCCCGGCAGCGGAAGAAGGGTGTGACCACCGATCTCGAGGCCGGCGGTGGGTTCGAGACCGACATCACGCAGCGGAACATCCAGGACATCCTCCAGGGCTTCTTCTTCGCCTCGCTTCGCCGGAAGCCCGAGACCTTCCGCAGTGGCATCCAGCCTTCCGAGGCGGCCGTCCCGATCATCGATGTCCTGGCTTCGACGGACACCTACACGCTCTCCAATCTCGCCGCGGCTTCGATGGATACCGTGGCCGCCGGCGGCTCCGGCTATGCCGTGGGGGACACGATCACGCTCACGGGTGGCACCTTCTCCACGGCGACCATTCTTACCGTCACGACCATCGGCGGTGGCGGTGCCGTGACCGGGGCCTCGGTCACGAACCCGGGGCGCTACTCCGTCGCCCCCACCGACCCGGTCGCTCAGGGTTCCTCGAGCGGCGGCGGCTCTTCCCGTACCTCACCGTGCGCCAGAACCTCCTGCTCGGCGCCTACCACCCGGCGGCCCG